AAAAAACTCTTCTTTTGGTTATCGTCCTATCGTCCAGTTCGGCAGAACCTTCAGTCACTAAGGTTGGGCTAACAGAACGATAACCAGAAAAAGAGTTTTCGTTTGTGACTGTACCGCCTGCCAACGGCTTTGAGCTTTCGCCCTAAGTTGTAAATCCATTATAAGCTATCTCCGCAACCAATGTCAAGCATCAAATCAATATCCCTATTATGTAGATATTATTTACCACCGGGTACAGAGATACCAGGCAGGGAAGCCAGTACGCAGGAACCAGCCGTCTCAGCGCCGGTATGTTTATTGGATATTCCAGCACACCCATGAAGAAGGTTATCCACATCAGCTTAATCAGGTACGCTCTCCACATCGGCATACTGGAAAATACAGGGTTGCCCTCGATCATGCCGAAGTAGGACAGCCCGATCATGGTTGTCAGGATGTCAAGCATTTCGAGGAGGATGAATAGCTTGGTGAAGTTGCGTAGTTTAAGCATCAATTTTTATACAATCGCAGTTGCCACACGAATCTTTGTTGATAATATGAAAACCCATCAGCGACCAGCATCCCATCATTCCGCATACAGCATCGGTATATTCGCACCATGGTGGTTGTGGATATAGTTTTGCACATACAGCCCAAGTCATTTTCTTCTCAAGCAATTTGTCAAATTCTTCTTTGGTCAATTCGTGAAAGTATTTAATCATGTCTTCCTCCTAATACATCTCCTGGTACAGCTCATCTTGACTTGCCGAATACACCGCCGTCCATTGCCTTGTGCTCGCGTCGATCCTGCCAGGTCTCAGCAGATCATCAGCCCGCATGTACCCGCAGAATAAATAGACAGGGAGGCGTCCGACCATCAGTACGAAATAATCCGGTTTCGTTTTCCATTCCTTAATAGCCTTCGCCTGCAGACGGGCATCCATCCTGAGCGAAAATTTCACGTCAATGCGCTGCCCGTTTACAATGGCATCGTAGGGCATGAAGTGTCGGGGGTTCATATCCGGCGCGGCTCTGGTCATCCTGCAAAATGCGACCTCAGCGCCGAAGGAATTGATCTCATGCTCCAGCCGATCACCTGCGAAGTAAGGCGAATAACCAGCCTGGACCTGCTGACAATATTCCACCCGCAGGCTGGCGATCCGCCTCACATCGGAAATGTCGTGCTGATCCAGGCTGATTAGTTGTGTCATTTATTGTTCCGAAGTCATAGTAAATTCTTTGACTTCAAACCTCATGGTTGACTGGCGGCTTTCAAAATACGCAGTAATTGGTTTATCCCTTGTGGATAGCATACCCAGAGAGCGCGCCTTGATAATATTATCTTCGGTCACGCGTGCCTGCACAGAGATATTCACTTGCAAAGTTTTGTGGTCTGTCTTGACCGATTGCACCCAACAATCAATTGTAGTTGTCAGGTTTTCGTCGCCGTCTTTTTCGTGGATCTTGAGAGAGCAAGGTACTTCATTCCTGGCTAACCCGCCGATAATTTCCCGTTCAAATTCTGCATCCTCGACGGACGAAGCTATGGATATTTTTATTTCATCATCTGCCCAGTTTGTCGTAACTGTTTTGATGTACCCATTTAGTACGATTTTTTCAAACATTATTTTCTCCTTGTTTATAATTGTTAATCCTGCTTCTTGTTAATAAATCCCTTTACACCGAAGGATATTAATATTTTGGTTTCACAATGCCAGCAAACTATTTCCGTCGTGTACACTGGGACTGTCAACCACATTTGTGTCCACTCCATATTTGTTACCTTGAAACATACAGGACACAGCATAACAACTCGTGTTTGTGGTCTCGGTTTGTATTTCTTTGGATTGGGAGAGTACCGATTATTTATTCTGTTCATCTGCCACCTTTTCGATCTCCCTCTTGATCCCATCCCCACCGCACACCGGGCACTTACGGTACATAGAATAAAACTCGTTACCGGTTCCATCACAAAAATCACATAACGGTTTTCCGCTTTCCACGACAAGGTTTCTTTTGTAGTAATCATTTCTCATATGGTAAGGCACGGTTTCAAGATCCACTAAAAACAACGCCCCATCTTTGACTTCTGATAAAGGTTTAGTTTCAATTTTCTTCATCGCTCCTCCTGCTGCCCGCGCACATACCAGCCAGCGGCGAAACCGGCGAACACACAGACGAAGATCATCACGAATAACCAGAGGGGTATCATTTCTGCTCCTCAATTATCTTTGCTGCCAACTTGACCATAGCCTCATAAGTGGACTTGGCTCCGTATTTCAGGCGAATGGCTGCTGCGGTGTTCTTCAGGTTCTCCTCACTGCATCCCAGGCGAATTATTGCCTTGCCGTCTTTGTCCAGCCAGGCGTAACCGATGCGCTTTTGGTTCCCAATTGGACCAAAAGACATTATCCCGTCGGTTCTGCTCAGGTCGGCTCCTCTCAGGTTGGCTCCGCTCAGGTCGGCTCCTCTCAGGTTGGCTCCGCTCAGGTCGGCTCCGTACAGGTTGGCTCCTCTCAGGTTGGCTCCGCTCAGGTCGGCTCCGCTCAGGTCGGCTCCGTACAGGTTGGCTCCGTACAGGTTGGCTCTGCTCAGGTTGGCTCCGTACAGGTTGGCTCTGCTCAGGTTGGCTCCGCTCAGGTCGGCTCCGCTCAGGTCGGCTCCGTACAGGTTGGCTCCTCTCAGGTTGGCTCCGCTCAGGTCGGCTCCTCTCAGGTCGGCTCCTCTCAGGTTGGCTCCGTACAGGTTGGCTCTGGAACCGCTGTCCTCGTCATTTATCCACTTGACATGCAGGTCTAAGATATTCTTGATCTCTGATTCGTTCATCTCACTTTTTCCTTATGGTCACACTAGGATCACCCACGTCATAGCAGCTCTTGATGTCCGGGTTGCGCTCGATGTAGGCATCCAGTCGCTTGACGTTCCAAGTCTTCTTGCCCTTAACATAGATAGCCTGGTAATTCGTACCATCAACCGTGTACCCGATCTCTCTGGTAGCTGCCTTGATCTCTGCCTTAAGCTTCTCAATGTTTTCATCCACTGCCCGGCGTGATCCTGCAAACTCAGCTTCGATCTCAGCCTTGCGCTTGGCAACATCGGCATAGACCGCTCGTGTATCGTCGGAAATATCTGCTTGCATTTCTTGCTTCAGCGTGACGATCTTAAGTTCCAATGCTTCTTGGCGCTGTCTGCGTCCTGATGCAATCTCTTCGCGCTTCCGGTCTATCTCTGCAAGAATAGCTTTTACTTCTTCCGGGATCTCGATAAATGGTTGTTTGTCTTGTATTTGTTTCTCAGTGATAAGGAAAGTTTTTCTAAGGTCACTTTCTATCTTTGCAATCTCTGAAAATCCATTATCAATGATCGTCTGTACTTCTTCCGGGACTTTCACTTCATCCAGCAGGTCACGTTTTTTGATCTCGATCAGGTCTCGCTGCGATTCAAACTCTGCTAGTTGGTCCAACTTTTCCTTGATATATTCTTCAGTGGATGGTATTCCCCTGGCAGCTACCGCGAACAATCCGGCTGCGCCTGTTTTATATTCTGCATTTTCTTCTGTCATGATATTCCTCCTCGAATGTAATCCCCCCCCTGCCGTCATATTGTGGCAAGCTATCTGGTGTTCCACAGACACGCACAGGGTAGGGATTGGGTATTAGAGTAACTTGCTTTGTGCAATTTCCTTGGCTTTGATCGCTGCCTTCTCTTCGTCGGTCATAGGTGGGAAGGCTGCATCAACTGGGTCGGGTGCTGGCGTGGTCGCCTCGATCTCCAAGACATCTTCCGGGAGGCTGAAGTCACTATTGCCATCCGGCAAGTCGTGCCCGGCTGTTTCCTCTTCGATCTCAGCCATCGCAGCTTCGTCCTGGGGGTCAAGATAGCCGCGTGTGCGAAGCAATAAGCGCAGGACGGTTTTCTTTTCCATCTGCTCGGTCGCTGTTTTCCATGCTCCGTCTTTGCGATCATAGCCCCGGCTGTACTTTACAGCGTGGGCGTGGATCTCATCGACTGTCATGAATAAGGCGGCTGACATACCAGAGCGTTGACCTTTGGGCGGGTACATTTCAAATATTGCCATCCAGCCGCCGGTCTTGTTGGATTTCTTGCTGCCACCAAGTGACATCATGCCTGTCAAGCGATCCTGCTCGAAGGTCTCACCCTCATAAAGTTTATGGACTTCGATGCGGCGATACTTGCCAGTACGGATTGCCATGTCATAGATACCTTTCCATCCGATGATCAAAGTGGCTTTGTCTTTGAATGGCACAAGGTACGCCTGCCCGGTGCTCTCGTCCACACTCAGCCGCATGGTAGCAGCCCGCAGCGCACTCACGTAGATGCTGGAAGGGGTGCATACCTGCAATTCCGGCTTGTTTGCCACCGCCAGTAATACGCTGCTGATATAGGATGCGCTGCCCTGCTCACCCAGGACAGTTGCGAAGCGGTTCTTAATTACCTCGCTTTCCAAATAACCTTGAATCTTCTCCATCGGTTTCTTTACAATTGCCTTGCTGTTGTCTGTCATTGCCTTACCTCCTATAGTTGTGTTCCAAACCGATTGCACAGGCGTGCGTCGGCTTGTTGATCGCTGGGTACTTCCAGCCCCATCTGTATTTGTTCCAACCGTTCCACCATCAGCGGGTACATTTCGCCTCTGGTCTGCTCAGGTCTGGCAAAGAACCATGTCTCACAGTCGGGATCGATAGCCATCAGTTCACGGGCGACCCGGTTGTATTCCCTCAACCATACTGCATTGCGGTCTTCAGCTAATTCTTCCCTGAGCTGCCGTTTTTCTATTCGGGCTGCCATGCCAGTGGTCTTGCCGTTCAAAGTTCGTGACATCATTCCTCCAATAGCTACTTGATTTTTATATTCGGATGCTGTATCATGGAGTTGTCTTTTCCTCCTAGATTGGACACCCGACTATTTGCGCCTGCCTGCACCAGGCGCATTTAGGTTAAGCGTAGATACCTTCACCTGCAAGATAATCGTGCTCATCCTGGGACATTGGCGCATCGTCAGAGTAATCAATTCCAGCCACCGGCTTCCGACCGTATGTTTTTTCAAAACTAAGCGGCGAAAAACCTTGATCCTTGATATTGATACCCTTCTCGCTGATGGTTCCGATCAAAGGAATTTTAGCGATAAGCCATTCCTTTTCAATAAGGGTGCGGATAACCTCTGACATCGACATGCCTTTTTCTTCCGCCAATGTTTCCAGCTTCGTTCTTACTTCACTGTCTGCCCTGAAAATAAATCTCTCATCTTTATTCATAGTACCTCCTTATGTATATACATTATATAACGTATGCACATCAAAGTCAAGCCTTTTTACAAACTCGTTTGCCACCAATCTATTGTCTAATCAATCAAAATATGTTGTACAATAGATTTATGGTTCCCGTTCTTTACGAAGGAGATATAAAATGATCGAAAATTTGATAGCTGTGTTTGCTGTTTTGCTTACCATCTCGTTTGCGGCTGAAAGGCTCATTGAAGTCTTCAAGCCCCTGTTCGAGAAGATCACATCCCCCACCTGGCAAGGTTCAACTAAATTACTATCAGCAATCCTGATCGGCACAGCCTGCGCCTTCCTGCTGCAATTCAACCTGTTCTTAAAATTGGGCGTGAGCGTGGCGGACATTGTTGGTTACCTATTTGCCGGACTGATAGCATCCACTGGCAGCACGACCATAAACCGGTTACTTGAATGGCTGAAGACCTTACGGAATGACACAACCACAACTGTAACAAAGACCGTCGAGCTGCCCAAAGGTAACTCCGTGGTGGTCGTAGCTGAGACATCCAGCCAGAGCGCAAAAGATCCAATTGCAGTCGGATAGCCTGAAATGGCAAACCCGATCACATCGCCGATACTGTACGGTATCTCCATCGCGGCGCTTATCTACATGATCCTGACGTACAGGGTCAGCCGCCGGAGAGTGTGTAAGTTACTGGCCACAGTCTGTATAGCACATATTGTTTTGTTCTACACGTATTTTCTTTTCCTTGGGGGGTATCCGATCATCACCCCTGCCATCAACGGCTGGTCATCCGGCATCCGCGTCCATTCGATACTCACATTTATCCTGATGACAACCAACTTTACCGCAAAGGTGAATCGATATGGATAATCTAACCACAATGATCCTGACCATTCTCGGCAGCGGTCTCCTGTCCACCATAATTGTCGTGTGGGGCAACCGCCATGTGACTGCCTCCAGTGCGGCTGAGAACATAACCAAAGCCGCCAATACCCTGATCGAGCCGCTCGGGTTACGGATAACAGAACTGGTTGGCAAGGTACAAATCCAGCAAGACACCATAGCCAGACTTGAAGGCAAAATCAAGCAGCTGGACAAAATCAATGAACGTTGGGAGTGTGAAAATCAGGAACTGCGCGAGCGCGTGAAATATCTGGAAGATATTATCTCCAGCAATGGGCTGGCGCACTTGTTGAAACAGAAAGCAGGAAGATGACAGCAAGTAATAAGCCTATCCATTTTACCGGACAGGTTATCAAGGTTGAAACCATGTCTGACGGCGGGATAAGATTGACGTTGGACATGGGAGAGAAAGACATCGAGGCTGCGGCTGCAATGATGCAAGCCAAAAGAATGAATATGCTGGTGGAACTTGCGGCGTTATTTGTGAACGTTACACCAATTCAGATACAAGCGAAAGAGGATAATGTCAGACCAAAAACAAGATACTCCCCCTACGCCAAAAGCGAAGAAACCAAAGGCAAAAAAGTCAAAGGTAAAAGCAAAGGATAAGGGTATCCTTACTTTGAAGCAACAAGCCTTCGTCGATGCGTACTTTGGAAATGGTATGAACGCAACCATGGCGTATATGGATTTGCATCCAACATCAGGATATAACGCTGCCAGATCTTCAGCTTCGACCGCTCTAACAAACCCTAACATAGCCGCTGCCATAACCAAACGCCTGAAAGAAAAGGCCATGGGAGTGGATGAACTGATCGCGCGCTATGGAGAGATGGCCAGGGCAGACACGCTGCCATTTATTCGAGTAACAGATGAAGGTTTCGTGTACTTCAACTTCAACGATCCACGCGCCAAAGCACATATGTACCTGGTCAAAGAGATCGAGAGTAAGCGCACCCGCAGGATGGAAGGATCGGGAGAGTATAAAGAAGAATGGGAGGATGAGTGGGTCAAGGTCAAATTGCACGATGCGCAACACGCCATGGATCAGATTGGCAAGATGCACAGCCTATTTATTGACCGGACAGATTTCACCAGTATGGGTGAAAAGATAAACGTCATGGTATATATGCCGGATAATGGGCGCGACAAATGACAGACATCAGACCGCAGCCGCGCCAAGAAACCTTTTTATCCTCCCCAGCTGATATTGCTATTTTCGGAGGGTCGGCTGGCGGTGGAAAGACATGGGCATTATTGCTTGAACCATTGAGACACATAAACAATAAAGATTTTGGGGCAGTAATATTCCGGCGCACCATACCAGAGATCACCCACGAGGGCGCATTGTGGGATGAAGCAAAAAAGATATACCCATTGCTCAACGCAGATCCAAACGAGACAGCACGCCAATTCAAATTTCCTGGCGGGGCAAAGATCACTTTCTCGCACATGCAGCGCGAGGATGACAAAGAGAGCTGGAAGTCATCCCAAATACCGTTGATCGAGTTTGACCAACTTGAGACATTTACAGCCTCGCAGTTCTTTTACATGCTATCTCGTAACCGTTCCATGTGTGGTGTGCGCCCATACATCAGAGCATCCGCAAACCCAGAGCCAGGCTGGTTGGCTGATTTTTTGAAGTGGTGGATTGGAGAAGATGGATATGCCATTCAGGAGCGATCCGGCGTGATACGTTGGATGGTGCGCGAGCATGACCGTATTTATTGGGCAGACGATGCAGAGAGTTTGCAGTCTGAACACCCAAACAGTACCCCCAAAAGTGTTACCTTTATTTTATCCACCGTGTATGACAATCAGACATTGTTGGATGCTGATCCAGGTTATCTCGCAAATCTACAGGCACTGGATAACATCGAGCGACAGCGTTTACTCGGTGATGGTAAGCGCGGTGGAAACTGGTTGATAAAACCGGCGGCGGGGAAACTATTTAATAAGGCGTGGTTTGAAATTGTTGATGCGGTTCCAGCGGGGGGGCGTGAGGTTCGTTTCTGGGATCTGGCAGCCACAGAAAAGAAAACAAAATCACATGATCCAGATTTTACAGCATCCTGCAAGGGTAAGATACTGGACAAAATCACTTATATTTTAGATGCAACCGCCGAACAAATTGATCCGGCGCGGACTGACACAGACATGAAAAATACAGCCGGTCAAGACGGTAAAAACGTTGCGATCTGTTTTGAGATGGAGGGCGGAGCCAGTGGAAAACGGGACGCAAACTATATTGTGAAAATGCTGGCTGGGTATGATGTTCATGGCGTCTCACCGCAAGGTGACAAAATCACCCGCGCCAAACCTCTTGCATCTCAGGCGTTGGCTGGAAATGTAAAACTATTGCGGGGGGAGTGGAATGAGCGCTGGCTAAACCACATGCACGGACAACCAGACTTGCCGCATGATGATGAGATGGATGCGGCCAGTGGGATGTATAATGAGTTATCAGAGGAAGTTTTTGAGATCCTATTTGGAGCGTAAACATGGCGAAATTATATAGCGAGATTATCAAAGCGATCACCCACATCCCGTCCTGGGCGTCATCCGAGGATGATTACGGGGACAAGATCAAGACTACCCAGGCGTCGTACAAGCTGGTCCCGCTGGTCTATCGCTCCATCCGCTTGCGCTGCGACGCTATTTCAAGCGTGCCGGTCAGAGTTTACAACCAGTCTGATGCCCTGGTGGATTGGCCGTTCGTGCTCTCCCCCTCCCGCTTCCTGCGTCTGACCGAGGCATCCAAACTGCTGTACGGCGCTGCGTTCTGGCTGAAATTACCGAACCCGTACCGACCCAAGACACTGGATTTTATCAATCCATTCACGATGAACCAGCCCAAGTTATTGGCAGACGGAAGCTTGCAATTCAGCCAGACCATTAACGGTGCGGTCGTGGCAACCTGGAAGCAAGATGACATCGTTTACGTCAAGGACTTTTTCAACCCTGAGGATGACATTGGACCGGGTGTAAGCGCTGCCGGTGTAGCGTTGGCGGATAGCGGATTGTTGCATTATATGTCCAGGTTCTCGAGCAAGTTCTTTGAGAGCGGAGCCATGCCGCTGACCATCGTTGCCATTGACGGGACGATCGATGAGCCGGAGCGCAAAAGGGTGGAGAACTTTTTCAAGCGCAATATGACCGGCATATCCAACGCTTGGCGGGTGTTGGCGATGCGGATGCGGGGAACCATGAAGCCGGAAGTCATCACCCCCAAAATATCTGACATGGCGATGGATAGTAACTACAATATTGCCGCCAAGAATATCGAATACGCATTTGGGATCCCTGAAGGGATGCTGCGATCCGAGAGCAACCGCGCCAGTGCCGAGGAACATCGCAAGTCATTCTGGCAGGATACCGTCAGACCATCCGGTCAGGGAACAGAGGACATTGCTAACGAACAGTTATTCTCCCTCATGGGTTTGCGGGTCGAGCTGGCATTTGAAGATCTGGACGTATTTCAGGCAGATGAAGCCGCGCGGGCTGGCAGTCTCAAGAGCCTGGTGGATGCGGGCGTGCCTCTACTCATGGCGATGGAGCAGTTGGGCTATGACCTGGACGATGATCAGATAGCAGAATTGAGCAAGAAGCCTGCGCCCGCACCCGTGTCCGTGCCGACTGACAACAGCCAGAGCGACGCGGATCAAGACCTGGCAAAATGGGAGCGCATGGCGATCTCACGCGTGCGTGCGGGCAAGACTATCCGGGACTTCACCAGCGACTGCATCCCTGATGAATTACACGCCGGAATTTCTGAGGCATTGCAGGACGCCAAGAGCGAGGCGGACGTCAAACGCATATTTGCGGACAAACCCGAGGGGAAGCCAGACAACAAGGCGGAGGCGATACTCAAGGCGATTGAGCTGGAGGTCGCAGCCTTGCAGAAGACCAGCCAGACAGCACAACCTATCAATGTCACGGTACACAATCATCCCGGCGAAACTCCTGTCGTGAATATCACTCAGGAGGCGCAAAAGGCACAGGAGCCGCCAAACGTGACGGTCGTGGTGGAGCCAACACCCGTGACCATCAAGAATGACATCAAAGTTACTGGCAACGAGCCAGACGAAACGGATGCGGTGCTGAAAGTCATCAGGAAACTTTCCAATGGCAAAGAGTAACAAACAATTGCTTCTGGACGTCATAGCGTATGCCGAGAAGCGGGGTATCCGCATCCCGTCTGATGTCGTGCGCAGGTTGTCCAATCAAGACGCGGCTGCCATGATTTCCAGCATAAAGATACCGGCTATATTGCCGGAGGACTTGCCGATCTACACGTTGGACACTCCGGGCGCGGTGCCGGCCCCGAAGAAAAAATACCTTGTGCTGACATCAGACGGTTGGCAGGTGCCACAAATAACAAGGAGCGGTGGCGGCGGTTCCAGCAGGAGCAGCGGCGGGATAACCGAGGCGCCTGTAGACGGCAATGCGTACTCACGGAAAAATGCAGGCTGGGAAGTGGCTGCTGGAGGCGGTGACGTGGTTGGACCCGCTTCGGCAGTAGGCAACAACTTTGCATCGTTCAACCTTACGACCGGCAAGTTAATCAAGGATAGTGGTTCTAAGTCCTCTGACTTCGCAACAGCAGCACACGGACACGCCGGCAGCGCAATAACCAATACTCCTGCGGGTGGAATAATCGCAACAGACGTACAGGCAGCAATCAACGAACTGGACACAGACAAAACGACATTGGCGGCGGTCAAAGCGGATGCGGACGTGGCTTCTGCAATCTCACTCAAACATGCGACTGGCGGAGATACTGCTTTAGGCGCGGTTGGAGTTAAAAATCCACCGATTGACGCTGACAAAGCTATTTATAGAGATAGCACAGCCTCGGATGCTCTAGTAACCTCCACATGGACACAAATCAAGGCTTTTCTAAAGACTTATTTTGACGGTGTTTATGCCGCCGTGTTGGGGGCTGACGATAATTATGTGACCGATGCAGAGAAGGTTGTGATCGGAAATACATCGAACACGAACTCGGGGGATAATGCGGCAAATACTTCGATAGCTGCGACCAAACTGGATGACTTCGCAACCCCAGACGCTAACACAGATTTAAATGCTAATACGACCAATCACGGGTTATTGTTACAGGCAACCGCGCCAGCAGCGGGATTGATGAATTTTGTTGGACTGACAAATGCTGAAACAGCCTATACCAACAAGCCCCTGTTTGATACGACCAACCCTGAGGCTCTCGGAGTTGCCGCACCAGGTTCTTCCCTGATAGCCGCAAGGCGCGACCATGTGCATACCGCACCCGCAGGTGGTGGGGATGTAATCGCACCCGCAACCAACACAGACAACTTCATTCCCCAATGGAACGGGGCAAACTCCAAGACATTGAAGGACGGGCTTGAGTTAGTAACGACTGTGGACGCGACTGGTTCTGATGTGAAGATAGCAACAGAGCAGGCGGTGAGGGAGGCGTTGACGGCACTGGGAACAACTAACGGGTGGATAGCCGCTTCGGGAACATGGACTCCGCGAAGTCAAGCGTATACGAATGACCCCGCAGCAGGGGCAAACATATCTCTCGAAATGACCGATACGTCAGGTTTCGCAGTTGGGGATGTAGTAAAAGTATCTTCATCTGCGGGCGTGGAAAATGCGCTCATCACAGTTGTAACGACTAACACGTCAATAACAGTTGCTTATTTAGTAAACAACCACACAACGACAACACCTGTGGTCAAGTTGGCGGATACTCTTTATGTCGAGCGTGCTTATACAGGCGATCCCGCTGCAGGGAATAACATTGAATTGGCTATGGCTGATACGTCAGGTTTTACGGTCGGAGATTTGGTAGAGGTATCCTCAAGTGCGGGTAGAGAGAACGCAACAATAACGGTTGTCCACGCAAACACACACTTGACCGTAAACACATTGGCTCTTAACCATACCACAACCTCGCCGATGGTCAAGCAGGTGGTACAGAATACGTTTATCGTTGATACTTCGGGAGATTTGAGCGGTATTCTTTATGTTGGAATGAGGATAAAATTTACAGACACTACTGAAAAATGTTTTATACTTCACGCAATAGCGACCACAAGATTAACCCTATACGGCGGTACGGACTATTCGGTTGTTTCAACGGCGGCGGTCACAAGTCCTAATTATTCGATGGTAAAAGCACCATACGGGTTCCCGATTAGTCCAGACAAATGGACTTTTACAATGAAAGACTCGGTATCTCGGGTGCAGACAACGCCAACCGCATCAACATGGTATAACCCAGGAGGGTTAGTTGTAAATTTTCCAATAGGGTGTTGGGCGATTTATTATAAAGCTCTTTCTTATATATTAGCAAATGGCGACTTTGCTACCGCCGCATCCTGTCCTATTTATGTAACCTTATCAACTGCTAATAATTCTGCTAGTGATGTTGAATTTACTACAAAGCATTTTGTTTCAGCGGTTAATCGCCTTAATGCTCTGTTATCTACAGAGAAGGTTTTGTCTTTGACTTCCAGAACTAATTATTATATTAATGTTATGACTGACGCACCCAGTATCAATACCATCGGAGTCAGAAACGACCAAACGACCTTAGTTGTGCGTGCCGTGTGTGCTTACCTATGATAACCCTCTTCCTCCTCGCAGAACTACTCGACATCACAACCACGCTTGTTAACTTGCATATTCCAGGAGTTTACGAGGCTAACCCGTTCATGGCAGGACTTCCTGTTTGGGTGTGGATTACGGTCAAGCTATCCGTGACGGTTATCATCTGCGTGCTGATGAAACGATTGGACTTCGGAAAGAAGGCGTGGATAATCCCCGCGTTGGCGAGCATCCCTCCGTTGTGGAATTTGGGATTGTTTTTGTGTGTGGTGACATAAATGATTAATCAAGCCCTGATTGATGCAGTTGAATACCTGGAAAAATGCGGACGCGAGATACCACTCACGCTCATGGTCTCACTTGTCAGTCTGGGCGTCAAGACGGTGGAGTATTTTCAGGCAACGCTAACCCGCATGGTGCGTAATGTTTACGATGGCGACTTGGGCGGGGAGTTTGTAAACATCATGCAAGACCTTGTTTTGGGGCAAATCTCGCAGGCTTTTGAGACTGCCTGGACAGATGACGGCAACGAGTTACCTCCGCCTGAGTACATCAGGGATGCAAGTCAAGAAATGGTGCGCGAGCAATGGTCACACATAGACGACTTTTACCGTGCCATCGTGGATGCGAGAGTAGACCAGACCGGAGTTGACCCGCTATTGAGCCGTGTCCAATTGTGGGCGAACAGGTACAACGAGGCGTATAACATGGCAGTACACCTGATCGCATTAAATACTGGCGGAAAAGAGATATGGATTTTAGGACATGCAGAAGAGCATTGTAGCAGCTGTTCGCAGCTCAGCGGCTTGGTGGCTTACGCGTCAGAATGGGAAACCGCACAAGTCAATCCACAAGGAAATAATTTGGCTTGTGGTGGGTGGAAATGTCAATGCCGAAGAGAGAAAACAAATAAGCGTAGATCTCCTAATGCGCTATCCAGAATACTTGACGCTGTTGCAGGTGGTCATCTATGATTCAGGTGACCATCCGCAATGCCAAAGAAGTTTCGGCCTTCCTCAAGTCCGTACCCGTTGACACAAAGAAGATTGCGCATCACAGCGTATTGGTTTACACAATGGGCAATAAGGGACACGGGTTGATGCACTACGTCCCGTACAAGCACATCACGGTCAAACAGGCGGGCGGCTGGAAGTCTGACAAGCAACGCCGCTATGTCATGGCGAAGA